TTCAGGCCTTCTCTCTTCCGTTCTTTCTGTTTTTCTAGAATCCTTTCTTTGTTCTCCTGATAATACTTCCTTCTATATTCTGCCCGTTTCGGATCTGTACGTATTTTTTCACTTACCCTTTCCTTGTTTTTTTCGTACCATATCTGAGCGTACGTCTTTTCTCCGCTTGTCTTTTTTCTACAGCTTTCAATGGTGTTTCCTACGTTCCCGGTACTGCACCCAAGTTCCTTTGCAATCTCCCTGTAGGTCATTCCATTAATCCACAATTCGAATACTCTGGCTTCTCTTTCTGTCAAAACGCTATAATCTGCGTCTTTATATTTCCTTCTGACACGGCGTTAGAATGCTCAAATCCTTATCTCTGTACTGTTCTAAGTTCATTATGCCCTCCCAAAGCGCTTAGGCAGGGAGCCTAACGCATCCTGCCTGAAAAAATATTATATCCGTGTCCTGCCTATCTTTCAAGTACCTGTTCCGCCGTTTCCAGTTCTTCCGCGATATCTTCAAAATTCACTTCGTTCTCACAGTGGATTTCATTGTATTCATTTAATTCCGTTTCCGCGAAAAACTTTTTCAGTTCTTCCACTGTGTTTTCCGTGTAGAGGTCTACTCCTTCAAATGTTCCAGTCGGCGCTCCGTCAAAAATCTTTGCCGTCTTTCCGTCTGTAATTATCACCAGATTGTTTCCGTTTGTCTTTTCAAGATATATCTTCATTTTTTCTTATCCTCCGTTTACATTTTATCTCATATATGATATTCTATTTTTAATGGGGAGCGGTGGCAAGACCGCCCTCCCTGTTTCCCCTCGAGCCTTACGGCTCTTTTTTAGTTGTCCTCAATACCCTTCTGGGTATCTTCTATGAGTTTGTCGGTCATTTCTGACGCCTTCTCATATTCTTTGTTTTTCAGTGCTTCCTTCAGGTCCTTCAGGTCCTGCAGAAGCCGTCTCAAGTAACTTTTGAATACGCTCATATCCTCCATTTGTTCCTCCTTCCTCCGCTTGCCCGGATATTCGCTAAAGATTGTCTTCTTTAACTATCTTCATTATACATGATATATCATGTATTGTCAAGAGGAAAATACATTTATTTTCATGTATTTTTGTCCTCTACATATTTAATGATATTTCCTGGCTGCATATCTAACAGCCTGCATATTTGATTTAATGGGACTGGCCCAATGGGCTTACCTTCTCGCAGGTATTGTATCGCGCTCTCATTTAATAATTTTTCTTTTCTAAGCCGGGTTGTTGTGTATCCGGCATCTTTAAGTGCTTCAAGGACGTTAATTTTATAAGTAAGCATATAGTTGTCACCTCCCCTTCTATTTTATTTTACATCAAATACCATTCATTGTCAATCGCATGATTTTTAGTGTATATTCCGCAAACATACTACATTAAATTCAGTGTGTTTTGCTGTAGACATTACGGGGTATTTTGATGATAGCGCAACGCTAACTGTCAGTGAAATAATTTAAGGTATATATTGTGTTTTTGATTAATTTCTTTCTTGACTTTGTAAGGTAATGTGCTATAATTACATTATCTTACAGGCTTGAGTGAGATAAAAACGTGTTTTATTTACACGTAGTCGCTTGCTATGCGGGCGTGGATTGAAATAAACAAACCAATAAACAAGCAAACCTACCTATGTATATTCGCAACGCACAGTGTGGTGTGGATTGAAGCAAGTATTTAGCTTCCAGGGTGCAGGGCCGCTTTGCCAAATATGGCAAGGCGGTTTTTGTTTGCTTGAAATTATCAGGATATGCTTTCTCAGCAAATTGATTAGGCTTTTTGCATATCGCTGTAGCTGTATGTTTTGTACAATAAATTTCTTAATCTTTGTGCATGTTTACTATTTACATATTACAGCTATAGCTGTATAATAATGTCATAAGATAAAGAAAGGAACTTGCTAAGGCAGGCAGGGAAAACGAAGATGAGAACATATGAAATTACAGTAAGACACGAGGATGTAGAGTTCGCAAGTTATTTTGTGCAGGCTCGCACTGCAGAAGAAGCAAGAGCAGAACACGAGGCGTCAAACTACGGTACGAAAATCGTATCCGTTAAATGGATCAGGAACAAATAATAAAGAATGGAGCTGCTTATGCTACAGGAAATGAGAAAAAAAAGAGGAATGACCCAGAAGGAACTTGCAGAAAAGTCCGGTGTATCTATTCGGATGATTCAGAGCTATGAATCATCCGACAGGGATATAAATAAAGCATCTGCGGAAACGGTTTATCGGCTAGCCATAACACTGGGATGCCGATTTGACGAAGTAATGAATATTGAAATTAAGAATAAGGCGTTTGGAAAAGGAGAGTAGACATGGAGAGAAAGTATGAGTTTACAGGAGAAACGACGGAAATAGACTTTCAAAAGTTACATAGGATTGTAGCTGTAAGAGATTTTGGGGTCGTTAGCGCCGGAGACCTTGGCGGATGGATCAAAGATGAGAATAATTTGAGCCATGACGGTACTGCATGGGTGGCAGATGAAGCTGCTATATATGAAGACGCGCTTGTGGAAGATGACGCGTTTGCAATGGGTCGGGTGCGTGTGCGTGGCTCTGCTCATGTGGGCGGCGAGGCGCAGCTAAGTGAGAATTCGTGTGTGGAAGGTGACACATATATTCGCGGCAAAGCGCAAGTATACGGATGTGCGCATGTGCACGGAAGCACGCTGGTGGAAGGAAAGGCAAAGGTACTTGGATATGCAGATATAGCGCAAAGTGCTCATATAGATGGAAATGCGTTAGTGTCTGGTAACGCAGAAATAAGAGGCAATTCCCATGTAACTGGAACCGTGAAATTGCATGGCGATGCCAGTGTATGCGGAAACGCATTGATAAGGTCAGACGAAGATTGGATTACAGTAACCGGGTTTGGCTCCGGAGGGATGTGCGCCACATTTTTCCACGGCTCAGACGATAAAATATATGTTCAATATGACGGATTTTACGGAACAATAGACAGGTTCCGTGAAAAAATTAAAGGTACTAAATACGAAGGTACTTTTATGCCCGCCATTAAAGCTGCATGTATACACTTTAATTCGTTTTCGCATGACTGTGAAAACGAATCTGAAATTATCGTGGAGGAATCAGATGAGTTTGTTTCTTCATTTGGAAAATACAGGGGGCTCCTTTTGTTTGAGCCTATTGACATTAATGTCAATAGGGAAAATGGAACTAAATATTGGATGGACAAGGATATGGCCGATTATCGCTTTGGCTATGTCATGGCAGTTGAGAAATTGAAGGAAGAATTTAAAGATTCCTGCGTTCTGGAAGCCGTCTTAACTCCACATTCCTATTACGGCGGGAATCTTCGCAATCCGTTAAATTTTCGCCTTCGTTGTGTTCGCGAGGACGGGATTGTCCGTGTATACCCGATGTAATATTTTAAGTGATCTTTAAAATTTGTATTGACTTTGTGAGATAATGTGCTATAATTACATTATCTCACAAGATTCAGTGAGATAAAAACGTGTTTTATTTACACGTTGTCGTCTGCTATGCGGGCGTGGATTGAGACAAATATTTATTTTAAAAAAATTAGCGAGGGCCGTTTTGCCGGATATGGCAAGGCGGTTTTTGCATATACGGGAGGGAAAATGAAAAAAAATCAAAAGGAATATCACGGAAATTGCGCGGAATATCTACTTATGAATCCCAGCAGAAAACTCTGGATGAGTGGTGCGATAACTGGCGGCTTGATCAGGTGAGCACAATCATAAGTTTGCGCCGGGCGGCGGAAAATGATAATCACTCAGAAATCATGCACATGATAGATCAACTTATGGGTATGTCCGATAAGCGATTTACTGCCCTTAAAAATGTTTTTGGCATTTTATCTGATCCGGATAGAGAGCTGAGGCACTATGTGGGTAAGCCTGGTGATCCGGTTCCGGAGGAATCCGCAGAACCCCCGGCAGAAAATCAGACCGATGAGTTTATCGCTGAAATTGGCAGGTGCTATAATGCTGGACTGTCGGTCAATGAGATTTCTGACCGTACGGAAATCAGTGAGGATAAAATCATCAAAATACTGGTCACGCAAGGGGTTTTTGAAAACGATATTTACCGGCAGATCAAGCGCCTGCGGGAAAAAGGCGTAAATGATTCCGTGATTGCTGATCGGCTGGGGTTGCAAAAATCTGCCATGAATCGGTATACCCCTTACACCAAGGGGATATATAATTTAAAAAATCCGTCAGAAAATGCCGCCAAGCTGCGGGCCTGGCGGCAGGGAAAAGCAATACATGATTGACTAACATCATTGTAATATGTATAATAAGGTTAGGATATTAAAAAGCAATAAATTGTTTTTGCAAGGGCTGAGTAATTCTCGGCCCTATTTTTTTGAAGAGGGCCGGGATTTCTCCCAGCCCTCTTTTTTCAGCCCGGCAGCGTGGTCAGCCCGCCGCCCAGCGCAATATATCCGGCGCCGGATTTCAGGCGGCCCCATAGTTCTGCGCCCTCTCCGGTATACTCTCCTGTTACAGTGTAGCTGCCCTTGTCCCGGATCACTCCTGTAACTGGATAGTTAGTGCCCGGGCCGCTCCGGATGTTAAGCGCGCCGTCCAGGACCTTGACCATGTACGGCAGCTTATGGCCTGTATCTCCCACGCGGCGGCAGTATGCCTTATGGACGGAGATGTATCCGTCTCCGGACTTCAGGCGGCCCCAGTGCCCGTTGACGATCTCCGTCATGGTATAGCAGCCGTGGTCTGTGATATATCCCACTGCCTCATAATCAGTCCCCGGCCCGCGCCGGATCGTCAGATTGTCCGCCAGCACCTTGTACATGCCCGGCACATATTCTGTTTCTGGCTCTGCCGGCCGCGCAGTTTCTCCTCTCATCCGCGCCCCCACGTCCGCCCGGAAGGTGTCCATATTCTTCCCGTGCTTCGGCCACCAGTGCTCGATATCAATGTGGTTGCTACCGTACCCCAGGCGGTGCACCTCGGCGTGGCAATAGATATCTCTCTCCGTCAGCCCGTATCTCTCGCAGAGATACACAAATAACTGGATCGCCTGCTCATAGATATCGGCAAAATAGGCCGCGTTGGCCTTCACGTCATATCCCACCATTGTTCCGCTGTTTGGCTGGTATGTATGGCCTTCCGGTTCGCAGATCTCCACGCCGATTGAGAGGCCGTTCCAGCCTCCCTTTGGTCCTGCTCCCACATGGCAGCCCACATTGTCCCAGGGCATCAACTGTAACACGCGCCCGGATCGTTCCAGAAACGCATGAGGCAGCGCATTGGCTCCCGGGCGGTTGTAATTGCCATAGAATACATCCGCGGACGGCTGCGCAGCTCCTGGGCTGTGCAGTACCAGCTTTTCTACCTTCATTTTGCCGCGGTCAAAATACGGATTTGCCGTGGCCCACTTCTCTTCTATATACATATTTCTTCTCCTTTCATCCTGGGTTATTCCCCGGCCTGATCCTTGAGCTGCTTGTACACCTGGTTAATGCCGGTCGCTGCAAATCCGGATACAATACCCACTGCAATGCTGGTTAAGATATCCCCTGCGGGCCAGTCTGGCATGGCATACATCCCTACAACTCCCAGGATGCCTCCTAATACTCCACAGATCACTGGCAGCCACTTATTGTCCAGTGTCGTAGCTTTGGCCGTCTGTGCGGCCAGATAACAAATTACTGTAATTCCTGCCACTCCTGCAATTCTGAAATCCATAATCATTCTCCTTTCGATGTGAACTCACCGCATTTTTTAAATATTTCTACTGTCACCCTTTCCGTTCCTTCCGGGCGCGTGGCTTCGTAATATGCTGTTTCGTTCCCGCGTACTCTCAGTAGCGCCTTGTCTCCCTGTTCTCCGCTGACTTCCCACTCCAGGAATATATCCGATGAGGATATTTCTTCACCTTTTTCATCTAAGTGTTTTGCGAGGATTAACCTGCATTTGTCTGTGAAAGCGACTACATTTGCTTTATTCATCATTTCTCCTTCTCCTGGCTCTCCAGGTCTGATATGCGGTGATTAATCACCTTGATCTGTTCCTCTACTACCGGCATCCGGCGCGCGAAGTTGTTGTGCATACGCACCTCTGATTCCAGCTGTTCCAACCGGTAGTTGGTCAGCTTAGAATTAATCATGATGCCCGTGAATGTTCCCAGCGCGCTGCCTCCGAATGCGATCAGCGCCACAATGATCTCTGGTTCCATGTATACCTCCGTCTGTGCTTGTCAATGGTACAGGCTATGCGCCGGTCTTGCCCTGATCTCCATATGTTTCCTCCCTCAACCGTTCAGACTGGCCCCGCCCGAAAGTTTCCGAATGGCTTCTTCCAGTGCGGCAATCCTGTTATCCGTATCTTCAGGAGCAGGCGTCCAGTCTGTGCCCTTATTTCCTTTTTCAATTTTGACCCAATGCACTGTGGAATCTCCGGTTACTGAACCATCGTTGGGATACCGGTAAAATAGTGCATTGGCATAATTTGCTGATACCTCCGGCTCCCTTCCCGGCGAGTAAGAGGCGGTGAACGTTGCGGATACAATCTGTTTTTCCGTTCCTGAAACGCGCAAGTGGGCAACTGCGGTCCCACCCGAAAAACACAAGGTTGTTTTCGTCATTCCCGGCGCTGGAGTTATGCAGATAGTTACTGTATAGGTTTCTCCTGCGACAAGCGGGTCCCCTGCTGGGATACATTTCCGCAGCAGATAGTCGTTAGTTGTGACTTCTGTGCCTGTGTCCAAAAACAAGTTTCTGCCGCCGATTTCGATTCTGTCAATTTTTTCACTGTTATACGCTATCGCAGCCGTAGCAGATACCACTTCTCCCCGTAGGCTATCCAGCCCGGATTCCGTGGCACTCATTCTTTTTTCCAGATCGTTAACAGCAACCAGCGAAACGCGATTGACAAATGTAGTTTTGGAATCAACTGAATTGCCATAATTATGATATAAAATAAATCTGACGTATCTCGTTGCAGGATTAAACTTTGATGCTGATTTTTGATGCGGTTCTTGTAAACCATCAATTATCCATTTTGTTTCAGTCCATTCAGAAGGAGCTGGTTCGTTTATGTAGTTAAAATACTTAATTCCGTCGCTTTTCGTTTGCGAAACCTCTGTTCCTGCTGAAATAGTTCCGTGAACCCAAGGTTCAGTAAGTGTGATTGTATTATTTACTTTATCTACGTTTTCTGACGTATATAGATCTGTAAATACATTTCTGGAATAAACTCCGGCAGGATATTGATAACCAAGGCTATTTTTATAGTTCCAAAATATCAATCCCAGCTCATAAGACTTAGTTGTGTTGATCCACCCGCCTGTAGAAACTAAATGCACAATAGTGTCTCCATTATTAAGATCTTGCGATAGAGTAGTTGTGGACAAAGCGTACGAATAATAATGTGGAGATTCTATGAGTCTTTTATCGCAATCGTATTCTTCGTATCCCAGAAAAGTATTTGGTGATCCTATTCCTTTTATGTTCATCCCGAATTGATATCGTTTATAGACATCCACGGGTATAGTTTCTACGCCAAGCGTAACATTCTTCTTTGTCCCCGAAATCCTGAAGCTCGGATAAAACTTATACGAATTAGTGTAATCCAGTCTAAAGTTGTTGAAATTTACATTTGTATTTTCTGTCCCAAAACCATTGACAATTAAATTGTTTAATTTTATTGAATTAACCTCATTTTTATTTGATTTCGATTCAATATTTTTTGTGTTGTAGGTAATGGCGGCTGTGGCAGAGACTACCTCCCCGCGTAAGCCGTCCAGTCCTGCTTCTGTGGCATCCACCCGCGCCGTTACCCGTGCAAGGTCATCCTTAATCTCTTCCGTGGGTGTGCTTTCGATCAATTCCTTGACCTGTGCCTCCCAGTCTGCTATTGCGGCATTCAACTTATCCTCCTGCTCCTGCAGGATCTTGTCCAGATACGTTGATTCCGATTTGCTCTCCGTGCCTGTATGTCCTACCTCCCGCTTAACGTCCAACGAAAATTGGTTGGTTTTGATGATCCTTCCATCCCCGTATACAATCATGATCTGCGCAGGGATGCGTGTGCACTCTGCAAGCATCTGATTGGTCAATGGTACTGTTACATCATTACCCGACACCTCGCAATCATTATAGATAATCCCGCCAGGTTTGGAAGCCCATATGCGCGCCGTTGCTCCCGCCGGTATGTCCATACCGCTGATCTTGCAGCGCAGCTTTCTCCCGGTATCGTTCTGTGCCACCGACACAATCGCCCTCCTGGAAAAATCCAGCACTGACAAAAACACTACCTGTTCAAGAAATCCGTTTAAAAAAGCCATTGTAATACACCTCCTTAATAAGTTCCGACTGCGAAAGCATAGACGATATACTGATAGGATGTGGACAGCGCGCTGCCGCGTTGCAGGTATGCACTGCCTGCCGTGGTCTTTTCTGACCTGGCATATCTGGACACCCATACATCTGTATTCTGAGTTGCACAGTCCACCCCCAGAAAGCTGGCGGGCGCGTCCTTGAAAGCCGCCGCCCAGTTTCCAAGGCTGATCGCGGACGCTGTTTCAAACACGCCTCCCCATGCTGATGTAATCGGTCCTGTCCAGGTGACGCGCTTCCAGGTAATCTGTATCCCTGTATCAGGATAACGGATATAGCCAGACATGCTATCCCCGCCCTTGACTGGTTTCTGCGCCGCCCCTAAATTTGCCAGCGTGCAGAAGGACTTATAGTTATTATCATCCAGCAGGGTAATCCAAGGATTCCATTCCCCGGATGCCTGAGACCGGTATTGCATCCGCTTTCCATTTCCGTTAGCCACGTGGATTTGGGAATCGAAACCGTTGGTCCCGTCCCAGTTGAGCTGTACAATCGGCCCATCCCCATAGGGCTTATTTTCCGTCATGGAGCTGGTCGCCATAAAATACTCTATGGTCCCCAGCCGGTCCCCAGAGGCTGTCGGCCTGTTCCCGTCTGCCGGCCGGGCTTCCTGCGTTTTCAGCTTTGTGGAAAATCCGTCCACATTTCCGTCCAAGGTCTGACCGTTGATGTATAAGGGCATTTTGATGTCGAATCCGTCACGCTCTGCCACGCCGCCCCAGGTAATGCCCCTGTTGTTGAGGCGGAAGCTGAATAGGTTATAGGCAGTCCCGACATCCGTATAATAATCGCTGCCCCCGAAGCTGTCTCTGACATTAACCCGGATATTATACCCACTTCCGGTATCCGCAGAAATAATTGTACTTGCCGCGAATGCATAGTCTGATAATGTTATCGCCTTACTCGTCCAGGATGTTGCTGTCAGCGTCTTGTAGTACACTGTGCAGGCTTTTGTGTTTTTGTTTCCCAGGGCTGTGATTGCCCCTGCGAATGATACGCAGATATAGGCTCCCTTATCGTATGCCGTCCCGTCCGTGGCGGAATTGCATCGGTAGGCGGTTACAGTCCTGCAGGATGGCGCTGTATAATCCGTCACGGTCACATTGACCGTCTTGCTGGCCGTCTTGCCGCGGCTGTCTGTTACTGTTGCCACTACACTGTTAGTACCTGCTGTTGTCAGGTAGTCAGTCGTTGCTGTGCTGCTGTTGTAGGAGGCCCCGTTGGCCTTGATGCTGTATCCCTTGATCGTTGAGCCATAGCTGCCACTTGCGGATACTGTGATCCGCAGCCGGCTCTTACCCCGGACATATCCTGTTATCCCGGATGGTATGCTTGCCGCCTCCGCCACCGTCACACTGCAGGTCGGGATCATGTCGCTGGATGCGTTGACCGTGACACCCATCAGGCAGTCCCCGATCTTAGTCCCCCCGGAATAAGTGGTGCAGGTGAGGATCAGGCCGCCGCTGTCCGCGTTGGGGAACTGTCTGGCTAAGTCCTTCGGAACCGTCCAGGTGTAACTATCTGTTACGCCTGTGGCGACCGTCCCGGATGCAGCCCCCAATGCGTATGTAATCGTGTGTGTGAATGCCGTGCTGGCCCGGTTGGTCTTGATTGTAATGCTGCCGCCGGCAGCCACTGCAGCAGGGGATACCGTGGACATGCTGGTGCGCGGAATCGTATCAAGGTCCATTGTGCCGCTAATGTTATAATTGGCCAGCCCTGTGTTTTGTGTCTGCTGGAAGATCACGCTGCAGCTAATGCTCTTGCTGCCGTCCGCGTCATGGTATACCCGGATGTTACCGGAGGCCAGCTGCTTATTTCCAATGCCGGAAAAATGTATGCTGCCGATATTGGCCGTGTCTACCAGTGTCTGACCATTGATCACTAATTTCGTCCGGTTGCCATAGCTGAAACCATACTGACAGCTGGATATCAGCGCCCGATAAGTCAGCACATATCTGACGTCACTATAGTTTCCGGCCACGTTGGCGGTACTGGACAATACCAGATCCACCTTATAAGACCGGTCACTCCGGTACTGCTCAAGTGTTTTGCTTGCCATTATGCCTCCTTATATGATATTTCCGTTCAGGGCCACTCCCGGCTGTAATGTTATGTTTAGGTTGACGAGGGTTACAGCTTCTGTTACTTCCAGTTTCTTTACATACATTTTGGAGTTGGAAAAATACGCGACTTCCACACCTGCCTGGGTAAATGCGATCCGATCATTGCGGATGGTCAGGATCAGAGGATTGTTTTCCTCTCCAAGCACAATATTCCCGTTTACAAAGCGGATGTATTTTTTTAGCTCTGCAAATTGGCTCTGGGATTCTCCCTCCATCGTGTTAATCTGCTCAACAAGCCGGGAAAAATTGAAAGTAAAATCCTCCGCCGTCTGCTGGAATTGTGTGGATATAGTTTCCTTGAAGGATTCCAGGTCCCCAGTCTTGACATACTCCGTCAGGGCGTCCAGAACGATCTTATCCGCATACTGTGTGGCATTCGTGTAGTTGGTCTGGACTGTGTTTCTAATCTCATCCAGCCCTGAATTTGTTTCCGCCTGGATATCTTTCATTTCTTCTTTTGTATGTATAAAAATATCCAGCACTTCTTTTTCCTGGTCCTTCTGGATCTGGAACTGGTACTCTGTATAGGATTTCCGGGTCACTCCCAGGGTCAGCTTATTACTGGCCGGATTGAGCAGGTCTGTGGTCATTTTTGACACCAGCATATAGGTATCTATCCCGTGCGGCCGGCTGCGGACTTTTTCGTATCGCCCGAACCGGAATGACTGCACATCGTATCCGGCTGCGGACAGATCGGCAGCTGTCACGTTGATGGTCTGTGTGGGGTGCATCGCTTCTCCCAGTGCTTCCCTTCCCTTTCTCAGTAGGTTTTCCGGGAGTGTCACGTCATCATAGATGATTGTCTTATAGATCAACCCATACTTTGCGGTGGTTTCCGGGTCGCTGACATAATCCAGGCCGTTATTGACAGACTTGATTGTCAGGCGGCTGTCATCCTCCTGCTGCGCGCCCAATGGGATAATTGCCGTGGTAATGTCCTGCCCTTTCAGAATCATGGACAGATCCAGTAAGTTGACGCCGAACTCCACATCCTGCAGGTTTTTGACATCCGTGTCTGCAAGGTAATCCAGATAGACCGTATCCCCGGCAATCCTGGGCATCAGATACCCTCCCAGGAGCTTGACCAGCTTGTCCTGCAGTTCCGTCATTGTGCTGGGGTAATCGCTGGCTGCTCTGGTAATATAATCGTTGGGATCTGTAACTGTGACATTGCCGACTGCGAAGCGCCGTGCATCATCCACCTGGCTGTTGTGCTGGTTGATCAGCAGTTCCAAGTAGCCCGCCACACTTCCCTTATATTGATATGGCCGGACAATGCTGTCATTCAGAAATGCAAGTTGCCCTTCGCAGGTTAGGAGTTTGTCGCCATAAAATCCGATATTCTCGTTCAGCACCCGCCCCCGGAACAAGATTGCCTGATCCTGCTGGACAATGACAATACTCTGCATTTTTTGGGGGAGTGTATATAGTGGGTGCTGTGGATAGATCCGCATTGCGAATGTCCCGGCCTTATTGACTTCCTGCTGAAGCTTCGCCTCCGTCAACTGGTAATCCTGCATGCGGGGATCGTAAAACAGTTTCCCATCTATTTTGACGCGATACATTATAGCGCCGCCTCCTGGTAAGAAAATGAAATGGTTCCGGTTCCGGAAAGGATTATGGAGTGTTCCCCTGCTTCCAACATAATTTCCGGGATCTGCATGGTTCCCGGAGATATAGCAATGGTCTGTCCGGAAAAGGTTATGTGCATCTCGGCATCAGTGGTAATTTCCGGGACCACTGGCCGGAATAGGTTCGGCAGGCTTGTTTCCAGGCGTCCAGATACCTCAAAAGTTTTTACGGTTCTTTTTAGCTTATATTTATACGGATCTGCTGTGATCCCAAGCGTCACGCCTCTGATCTTTCCGTCCTTTTCCGGCGTTACCTTCGTCACCCTTCCTCTGTAGAGAAATTCTGGGTCTGCATCAAGTACAATATCCACGATTTTCCCGTCAAATGCCTGCAGCAGTTCGCAGTATAGTTCCAGCCATCTGGTCATTTTGGGAATTTTTCGCTTGATTGTGATATTGATATCCCTTACATCGTATACCCTTACGCCAAGCGCTTCTGTCAGGTCCAGCCTCCCATCAGCCCCAGGGACATTGATATAATTTTTCTTGACCTGTGCCGGCTGAATCGTGATCCGTTCTACGATCATCCGGTCAGAGATCCGGTCTCCATTAATCGTCAACCCTATCATACTGCGTACCTCCTGGACATTTCCGCAAGCTCTCCCATTTCGTCGTTGATGGTTCTTCCCATTCTTCCCACCAGCGCCGCTCCGTCCAGATAGATTCCAGTATCTTTCTGGACAAGATCCACCAATACGGAATAGATCTGCCCCAGTATCCCCTGCTGTCCGCTTGTTATGGTCTGCGCAGTATCTATCTGCTGAGCCCCGATGCTCAGCATGGCATTGGCCGGAATTGTTGCATCTATATTTTTCAATTCTTCAAATGCTTCTGTAATTCTGTCATTGGCATGATCCATAGACTCCAGCATTCCGACTTCAAAACCTTCCCCGGTATATTCTCCGATTTCCCGGAAAACCCTGGACGGGGACTTGATCATCAGAACGTTTTTGGCGTTTGCTTTTAAGGTGTTGAAAGTTCCCATCATTCCGTTTTGGCTGGCAGCCATTTTGTTGATGAATGAATTTGCAAATGAAGAAGCTGCGTTATTTCCGTAGCTATTCATACTTCCAGAAACTGCATCAGCTGATTTTTTCAGCTCTTCTACGGCGCTCGCCATTTCTGAATTGGCATCCGTCATTTTTTTCGCTACCGTATCAGACATTTGTAATTTTCTTTCGTATAAGTCGTTTAGTTCTCCAAGTTCCGTTTCTGTCATTGTGACCAGCGTATGCGTATACTGATAGGATTCCGGCCCCATCTCTTGCAGGTGCCTAAGCAGTCCCTTGTTGATCCCCTTATCTGACAGTGTTTGGATGTCATCCGACCATTTTGTCATCCCATCAATCTGGCTTTCCAGGTTTTCCAGCATTTTTCCCTTACTGTATGTCTGTTTTTCGTCAAATTCGTCAAATAGCCCCAGCTGGCTTTCAATGCTGTTTTTCGCCGCCTGATATACTTCATCGTATTTCTGTTTGATGGCGTCAAAATTTTCCGCAGTTTCCTGGGATACAACGTAGGTCTGTCCGCCAAATTCCACAATGGCGGTCTGCATTTCTTCCGTCTTTTCTTTCGCCTCTGTGGTATCTTCCGAAAATCCCTTAATTACGCCGCTGAGTTCGTCAAACTTATTCTGGGATTCGTCCAAAACCTCCTGATTCTGCTTAATAATTTCGTCCGCTTCTTCGATTTTTCCTTGAAGATCATCATAGGCGAAATGATTATTGTATATCGCATCCTCACAGGCTTTCATTTCTTCCGCTGTCAGTTCTACGCCGCTTCTTCTTTTTTCCTCCGCTGCCGCTGCCGCTTCCGCATTCGCATCAAGCTCTTTCTGTGCATCGTCTCTGGCCTTCGTCGCCTCTGCCAGGTTCAGCTCCGCTTCCACGCGCTCTTTTGCGATATCTTTCAGGCGCTCCTGGGCCGCTTCCGCCATTGCCAGGTTCATTTGGCTTTCTATAACGGCGTCCATCTGCTCCTTGTTCATGCTCAGAATGCCGTTTTGCTCGTCAATGCTCAGGTTCAGATCCGGCATGATCCCATTGAGTTCGTCCACCATTCCTTTCATGAGGGCGATTTCTCCGGTGGTCTTGTTATGCTTGTCTGCCAGCTTGTACAGCTCATCAGACAGGATTTTTGCGGCTCCATACTCTTCCTGGATGTTCTTCTTGCTGTCATCATAGCTCTTTGATGACCTGTCCACTGTTCCTTTCAAGTTTTCCGTCCGGTCTGACAGCTCATCCAGCTTCTGCTGCATAGTATCCGCCTCATAGGCGGCGTCTTGCATTTCCCCGATCCACGAGCCAATCCCCAGGGTAAGCGCGGCAATTCCTCCGATCAGAAGCGCCACCGGATTGACATTGAGGGCCGCATTGAGCAATGCGGTTTTGACGGCGGCTCCTTCTGCAGCCACCTTATAAGTTACCCATGCTGCTGCGGCAGCAAGGGTTGTTCCGGCAATCAGTTGTCCATTATCCAGTATCCAGGTCAGGCCATCCACTACCGGCGGCAGGGCTGCCGTGGCAAATTCGATAGCCCCTTCTGCTAACCCGGCCATTCCATCCGCCAGGCTGTCTATGCTGTCCCCGAGCTGCCCATGATCCACGCTTTCCGCAAGCCCGGCCACGCTGGAAGAAGCTCCATCCATTGCGCCCGTGAACCGCTCCGAAAATCTCGCCAGGGTCTTGCGCCCCAGAAGATCCAGGTTGCTTTGCAGGTCGTCATACCGGATGTCATTCAGCTGCCCCAGCGCATCCGTGGTCAGGTCGATCTGTCCGTCCACGGACATCAGGGCGTCAATGGCATCAATACCCATATCCTCAAACATGGTCCCAAACATCGCAACTCCGGCGTTGTACTGGTCTGTCTTGTTGGACATGTCTTTCAGGGCGGTTACGACTTTTCTTCCGGCTGCGGTTGCAGAATCGCCTCCGGCGTCAAATTCTTTTCGGATCTGCGCGGCGTCCAGTCCCATCTGGGAAAGCGCATCATCCGCCGTGGCGTCATGCAGCCTGATCCCAAACTCTTTTACCGCATCCCCCAGTTTGTCAACGGAAAATGTGCCGGAGTTTGCGCCGTTGACCAGCATATTGAACATATCTTCCGCGTCATATCCCATTGATTTGAAATGCACGGAATACTCATTGATGGTGTCCAGCAGGTCCCCGTTTTTATCCAGGCCGTTCTGTGCGCCCTGGGTAATCAGGTTATAGGATTCATCCGCTGTCAGTCCGAACTGCTGCATCAGCATTTTTACCGCCCGGATCTGTTCCTGCGTGTCATATCCGAACGTATCCCGCAAAAGCAGTGCGTTTTCACTGGCTTCTTTGAGCTGCGCGGGGTTCATCTGGGATAGATTCTGCTTGATCACTGCCATTGTATTGGCAATGTCACCCATATCTTCACCGAAATTATTGGTGTAGATATCCCGCATTACATCCTCAAACTGCCCCAGCTCATCTTTCGCGGTCCCGGTCTGCGCGGCGAAATTGTTCAGGGCTTGTTTTCCCTGCACGCTGAAATCATATACATTACTTCCAAGGGTCTTAATTCCCCCGGCCAGCGTCTTGACTGCTCCAATTATTGCCTCAGACGCCAGATTCGCTTTTAAAACCTCGCCAAATACTGAGGTTTCTTCTCCTGCGTCCTCTACTTCTGCAGTATAATCTTCTATTGCTTCTGCAGTGTCATCTGCGGAAAGCGCCGCATTCCGCATCTGCTCCTGATTGTCAGAGATTTCCCGGTCCAGCTTGATCAGGTCTGATTCCGCATTGTTTAGCTTGATCTTCCAGTCCTGGACCTTTTTTGAGTTCTCCCCGTACTGTTCCGCTGCATCCTGCAGCGCTCCCCGGAGTGTTGCTACCCGTTTTGCCTGACTGTCGTACTGATCTTCCAGGATTCCCTGTTTTTTCTGCAGTGCCTCTGTACTGTTCGCATTTTCCTCAAACTGCGCCGATGCAAGTTTCATTTCTGACCGGAGGACCGCCTGCGCCTTATTGATATCGGATATTGCTTGACGGTATTCTTTTTCCCCGTCCAGGCTGATCACTGCGCCGATATTCATTTTTTTGCTTGACATGTGGCCTCCTTCCTCAGAATGGTATTACGTCGTCAATCGTTATCTTTGATTTTTTCTGCCCGTGGAAAATCTTGTAATCTTCCAGCATTGCCACTAATTTTTTTGGCGTGCTGTGCCAGATTTCCCGGTCCGTATAGGCGAATAATTTTCCAATGATGAAAAAGCGGGAAATATTCAGCTTGATTTCCCGCTCTCCCGGTTTGGGTCGTTTTCTCCGATATCGTCCTCTTCCTTCATCAAAAACGCCAGAGAATATGCGTTCGCGATCGCCATAAACGCATCATTGATATTCACATTTGTGATATATCTCCGCACTTCCGCCTCATTTATCGGTGTATTTTTTTCTCCGTTCTCTTCGTTTTGAATTTCAATCGCCTCATTCAGCATGATTGTGATGATTGAGGCAATGTTTTTATAAAACGAACGGCTTTTCATATCCCCGATGATTTTTGAAATTTCGTTGATGTGGATATCGAACGTTTCCTGGATCTGATCAATGACATTGACCGTCATCACCAGTTCATATTCTTTTCCCTTGTACTGGTAGGGCGCTCCGGCCCTTCTGATATCGCTCATTTTGTACCCCTTCCCGGCGGGGACATGCCCCGCCGCCTTTGTATTTATGCGCCCTATTCCGATGTATTCAGGCCGGCAAGTTTGTCAAGATATGCTTTTGCCTCTGCCTCGTTAAGAAAGGTCTGTTCTTTTTTCCAGTTTCCAGCTGCATCTGCCATGATAGATCCAGTCATGGAAGGGGTCACAAATGCAGTGGAACCTTCTCTGGTTGCCAGGGATTCGCTTGGTTCACCGAAATTCACTTTTGTGAACCAGATTGCCCGGTATTTTTTTACATTGTTTTCCAGTTTTGGGGCGTAAAATCCCAGTCCCACATATGGAGCCACGTCGTCCGAGTTTGCGATTATTTCCCCGCCCTCTTCTGACACAGAATGCCCCAGAAGTTTGCTCTGGATATCTTCAGTCATCTGGGTAACGCCAATATCCACTGTGCCGTCTGTAAATGATCTGTCAGATTCTACGACAACATCATCCCCGTAGAGTTTGGCGTCTGATGTATTGATCTTAATATCTGCTTTCATGGCCCGCCCAACCACAAAGCCCTTGTCATATGTTACGGTCTGCCCTGCTTCTTTCTGTGGTGCGGCGACGACATACCTCAAGCCGATCATTGCCATAATTATTCCTCTCTTTCTTCCGTCCACTCACACTCAAAAACAATGTGATGTAATTTTGTTTCGGCCTCATACAGCGATTGTATTGAAACGCCTGTGAATCCTTTTTCTTCCAGGTAATCCCGGATTATTTTTTTTCTGTTCATGTAGTTTCCCGGTGTGAACAGGTGCACCTGGATATCAGCCGTGTCTGCTATGGGCTTATCATCTGCATATAGCTCCGGTCTCTCATCCGCGTAGTGAAAAGTAATGTACTCCGGTGCGCTCCCGGTGTAGACATCCGGCTCCACTTCCAGCCCTGTGACTTCCCGCAGCCCTAAGAGTATTGGGTTTATGTTCATCCGCCGCTCACCGCCTTTTCATATTCTTCCTGCATCCGCCTCTCCACCTCTGGCCTGGAATCATTGGTCGCCTTTGTCATTATCGGGATCGGTGGCCTTTTCTGCGAGGGTGATCCATACTCCAATATTGTCATAATTTTCATATTGCTCTCGGGTTCTTTGCGATTATATACCTTTCCATCGATCATTATTGTTTCAGATTTTCCTGTCGGTCTTACGCAGACAAACCATCCATATTGATTCTTCTTGGGTTTGGATACTTTAATCGAATTCAAAAGCTCTTTGGTCCTTGTATGCTTCCCCAGTTCCTTCTTAACATTCCGTTCCAGGATTGTAATGGTGGCATTTAAGATCCTGGGAGCGATACTGTCATAGTTTTCCATCCGTTCCAGCTGGCGTGTTAATTCTGCTGGAAACTCAAAATCGAATTTTCCCATCTGTCACCCCAAAACAATCTCAATCTGTGATTTTCCGATCTTATAGGTCCTGATCACATCGTACCTTGCGCCGTCATAGTCAACCATTGTGGCGTATTCCGGTTTTTTCTGGCTGTCAAGATGCCTGGACTGTTCCCAGTCCTCTTGCCTGGTAGTCAGAACCATTTTCACGGTGACGCCTGCGCGCATGGATTCATAAGCCTCTTGTCTGGTAATGGATTTTTCATTCACAAAAACAGGATATTTTTTTTCTGTGTTTTTCGGAAATCCATCTGTATCTGTACCGCGTTCCGTCCAGATCAGGTCAGCCTCCATAACCCATCACCCCTAAACTGTAATCTCCTGACAATGCCATAGAATCCCGGAGGCTTTCATAAGCCTCCCGGAATCTCTCTGTATTATCGTCATAGCCATAATTGGCCTTGCAGTATAACACAATCGCCTGCGCATACAATGGGTCCGCTTCCGTCCCATAGATCCCGCGCATCCTCATATCACTTTCGCACGCCGCTACCAGGCCTTTGATTTCCTCGTCCGCAGTATCCGCTTTCACACGTACTCTGCTTTTCAGCTCTTTCAATTCCATCAATGCCCTCCGTTCAGCGCCTCAATCAGCTGCGCTTTTGTCATCGTGCTGTACCCCTGGATTCCGGTTTCTTTGGCAGCAGTTTTCAGCTGCGTTACCGTCATCCCATCATGGTACGCGGCGGAGTTTTCAGCCGCCGCCGCGCGGCTCCTTATTCCCCCAGCTTTTTTGTGACCGTCACCAGGGAGTTTGTAACGATTGCTCTTCCGTCACAGATCATCACGGCTTTCGTGATCTTGTCCTCTGTGTCGTTATCCTCATAGGTTTTTACGGTCATTGCATAGTTGGTGTTGAGCATATAGTCCGTCCAGTTGTACAGGAATGCAACCACGGTATCCGCTGTAATGGTTGCGCCAAGGCTTGTCATATAATCATTCAGCACTACACGGCGGCCTAAGAGAGTTCTTTCCGGCTTCCCGCTGATTCCATAGGTTACTCTTGCAATCGGCTGCCCATTCGCATCCACCATCCCCTCAAATTTCATGAAGGTTTTTTTTGTCATATTCCAGACTGCGCCGTTTTCATACGCCAGGGGCAGCGCTGCCTCTGCATCGATCAAGGTCTGATAAGTAGGTTCTTCAGCTGCCGCGATATCAACGTTCTGTCCTTCTGGTACTGTCTCTTTCAGAATTCCTTTCGGCTTCCCTGATCCATCACCATTCAGAATCGCTTCTTCAATGGCTTTCGTCATTGCTTCGGAAACATTGCGGACGAAAACATCTTCAAATACCTTCAGGGACATTACAGTGGTTTCCAGCGTCATAGAAATGGCGCATCTCAGCTTATACCCCTTGATGTCAATGTGACCCGTGGTCTTTTTCTGTTTTTCCGATGTTCCGCCCTCTGCCACCCAAGTAGCCACGGGCTTCACGCTTGAGGTTGGAATCGTTGCGCCTGCCGCGTGTGCGGTTCTGGTCACAAGTGGAAGGATCATCCCGGAGGATTCCATTGTTTCCACAATCCGGTTAATGACTGTGGGAGAAATCACCGCACCCACGTCTGTAGTCTTTGTGGGGCCTGCTGCATTGAATTTTTCCGGGATCGGCGTTCCGTTGATCACATAGTTCATGAATGCTTTCCGGTATTCTGCGCTATCGTAGAGTTCTTCTGATTCTTCCACGAGCGTTTCTACGCCTCCCGTCATTGTCACCGCCGCTCCGGCTGCATTGGAAAGCCAGGGGAGAGTGGCTGCAGTCGGTTCTTCATTCAGCGCCCGGAAATTTGCCTGCGCCTGTGCGATTGCGTCCCACTCTTCATCCAGTTTTTTCACTGCGTTCATTTTTTCCTGGGCCGCCGCTGCCTCCCCAGAATTAATCAGCTGCTGTGCTTCATTCATCAGCTGGGTTCTTTTTTCTTCATACTGTTTCTTTGTCATTCTGTAGCTCCTTTCAGCTTTAAGAAATTTAATTCCGCCTGCAACAGTTCCGTTGTTTCCTTGTCTGCCGGTCGGATCATGCTTTTTACTTTTTCCATCTGTTCCGCTGTGGGAAGGGAAAATAACGGCCCGGCCACTAACGGCGCTTCCGGCGCATCTTCCTCAAACATAATTTTGTCGATCAGTCCTTTTTCCTTCGCCTGCTGCGCTGTCATCCAGGTTTCATGCTCCATCATTTCCAGCACTTCTTTCTGGCTCATTCCCGTTTTCTGGATATAGGCCGTACACAAGGCCTGATCCGCAGTCCGTAACACCTCTGCCATGTGCTCCATTGCATTGTGGTTTCCACTTGCACCGGACGAGACGCAATGCACCATCATCAGCGCCGTGGGAGACATTTCACAGTATCCCGCCATAGCCACAATGGACGCCGCGCTGCAGGCTTCTCCTGTTATGTATATTTTGGTGTTTTCCTGGCTGCGCAGCATGGTATAGATTTCTGACCCGACATCGATCACCCCGCCGGGGCTGTTGATATAGACCTCGATCTCATCCCCCGTCTGCACCTGATCCAGAATCCCCCTAATATCCTTCGGGCATGTGGAATCTTCCCCGAACCAGTCATAGTACCACTTGTAATCATTGGGGATCATCACGCCCCGGATATCAATTCTATGCTTTGTCATTTATCTCGCCTCCTTTCGCTGCCTGAAAAAGCTGGATCATTACCGTTGTCAGCTGCATGTAATTTTCCGCATTCATTTTTCCGAGCATGTTTTCGCACAGGTTGACCACCTGCGTGTCAAGCCTCCTGATCGGTTCGTCTCCGCCCTCGATCGGGGCCATATTCAGCACGGCTCTCCACTCATTTGGGGTCATTGCCCCTCTGTCCACCATTGCCTGGAACCCTAATTTTGTTTGCAGGCTGGCGCACTGCAGGTTGCTGGCCTCAAACTGTATTTGATTGCCGAATCCCCGTTCTTTCCGGCTGAACAGCCGCACGCTGTACACATTTCCAAGCTGAATTGCCAGCGGTTCCACCTCTGCCTCATAATAGGCTGTCCACTCATTTTCCGTCCAGCTGGATTGCACGATTTTCTTGTTCGTGTTGAAAAAACTGTAGATCCTGTCAATGGTCTTATCTGTCTGTGCTGCGTTCGGCACGAAGTCTTTTGGTTCGATTCTCTGGACGTCTGCTTTCACGTCCACGCCCGCAGCCCCGAAGGTACTGCTTTCTACGCTCAGGTAATTGTCCACAAATTCCTGTACCCTTGCTTTGACATCCTCTTCCCGCAGAGATTGTTTGAAGAGCAGAAGCCAGCGCACGATACCTGAATTTTTAATGGCCTTAATGATGCCCTGATCAATGGTCCCGATCACTTGCATCATTTCCGCCAATGCCGGGGCCGGACTTTCGCCGAAAATATCGCTTTCGTTGAAATCCTGCCGCATGTGGATAATATCGGAATACCGAAATGCCGATCCTTTCCCGTTCCTGTACCAGAATTTCAAAAACAGTTCGCCGGATTTTGAATAAACCGTTTCCACCTGCACGCATGGAATCGGATATAGCTGTATTGGTTTTCCGTTGTCGTCCCGCACCACCAGAATGAACGCATTGTTATTCAGACAGAGCTGCGTTGCAACTTTTTCCTGCAGCTGCTGCCCCGTCATATATGGGTTTGGTTCTGAAAGCAGGAAGCGGATGGATGCATCCGGGTTTACTTTCAATCCATTTTTTGGATCATGCCGGATGTGCTTCGCCACCAGTTTTCCTATTGCTTTCACCTTCGGCCGGATGCAGGCCCGCACAATATCGCTTTCGTACAGGCGTCCGTTCCAGGCAAGATAACTCTCCCCATAGGTTGTCACCATCTGCATCACGCTTTTTTCGGACGGGGTTTCCGCTGCCTGGTTCGTTTTTTCCACTTCCTGGTCCTCTGTAGGATCTCGTTTCCAAAATGGTTTCATTCTGTCTCCTATATTACGCTCAAATAATCGTTCAGGTTATCTTCCAGCACCACGCATGCGTCCAATAGTGCCGCCGTTCCGTCTATGCGCCGCCGCTGATTGCTGGTCTTGTGCGGCTGGATGTTTCCGTTCTTGTCCTCATCCACGGCTGTGTTGCACAGGCACCACTTGTCCACCGGGTTGTTATTATAATTAATCAGTTTCGCCTGAAGATTGGCTCTCAGGTTTTTCATCGGGCCGGAAAGGGTTTGTTTCCCCTGTCTGACCGGAACCATAACTGATTCCCCGAACTCATTTTTCATTTCTTCCACCCAATATGTCGCTGACCAAGCATCATACCCGGTCAGGAAAATATGGATTCCATATTCCCGCTCTATCTCCCGGAACCACTCCGTTACATACTTGTGGTGGATCTTATTTCCCGGGCAGGTTCTGATATATCCTTTTTTGATCCAGACATCGTATGGTATCTTGTCCTCAATCACTCTTTTTTCCACAAGCTCCGCTGGAATCCAATACATGGACATGACATAGATATGCGGGTCTCCCGGAACCTGGAAGATCACTTTTGCCGCCGTCAAGTCCGTTGTACTGGATAGGTCCGCCCCGCCGATTCCATACCTGGGCCGCAGGGCCGATAAATCAAATGTGTCTGTATTGTTGGCTTCTTCGAATGTAAGCCATGCCTCCGCTGTAGTTTCCGGAACGTTGAAATCTTTACAGAGCAGGTTCTTGACCAGGGCGGAGTTGAGTTTTGCTTTTTTTACCTTCGCTTCCAGCTGGTCCGAGCGCTTGATTGTTCCAAGTCCAGGGTTTGCTTTAATCCAGCATTCCGGATCAGTCCATTCTTTTCTATTATCAAGCTCGTAAATGATCGGTAAAAAATGTTCATCCTGATATCCCGTCGGATCTCCAAAGCCATTGATCAGGTTTGCAGCTTCGTCATATTTTCTATCAAAAATATGTTCACGAACCATTCCGGCGGTCGTCGTTATAAAAATCATCGGTTCCTCACGGGATGAGGTTCCGTCCACAACTACATCATAGAGATTGTCGTCTGTCCAGGCATGGATTTCGTCCATCGTGGCGCAGTGCACATTCAGGCCGTCCAAGGTCTCACTGTCCCGTCCCAATGGTTTGAAAAAGCTGTCGTTAAAATCTGCGGTCAGTTCCGCTACAAGCGGTTTGTTCCGGCGCAGAAGCACGCTGCTTTTTTTCACCATCCGTTTGGCTTCCAGCCAAATAATTTTGGCCTGGTCTTTTTTTGTCGCTACGGCATATACTTCGGCACCGGCTTCTCCGTCTGCCAGCTGCATATATAATCCGATTGCTGCGGACAACGTGGATTTCCCGTTTTTCCTGGCAACCATCAGCAGGACTTCGCGGTATTTCCGCAGTCCTGTGACCTTGTGAATGATTCCAAATGCCGCTGCCACAAGGGCCTTTTGCCATAATTCTAGGATGAACGGTTTCCCGCCCATTTTCCCCTTACTGTGCCTGCAGTAATTTTCTACAAACTCTATTGCATGGTTCGCCCTGGCGGAACTATATTCCCACTCGCTGAGCGGATCTTCCAGAAATCTTATGATTTCCTGGTATACCCTGAAAACCTTCCAGCCGGTATTGATGCAGCCATTTATTTTCAGGGATTCCCGCTTTTTTAGAAATTCTTCCAGCTGATCTTTTTTCTTTTTCAGAAATGCGGCGCTGACATTCTGCTTCAGTTCCGCTTCCCTGATCTCATTTTCCAGCTGTTCAATTTCCGCAAAAATGGGTTTTTCCCGGATCGTTTCCCAGTATTCCCGGATCGGGTTATACTGTTCGGAATAGACTACTTTACGGGCTGCGTTCACTATCCATCACGCCCTCTCACAAAATCTTCAAAACCATCATCCTGCGGTGCCGGCTTTTCTGTTTTCGGCAGGCAGTCCACCAGAATTTTCATTGCCTGGGTCTGTTTTTGGGACATCTGCAGATATAACTGGGCATCCGGGCTTTGTTTGGTCCCGTACTGGTTCTCACCGTTTTTATATTCAACCGTGGTCCCTTTCCTGATGATCCGGTCTCTCAAGTCTTGCATGGTCACAGTCATGAAAGCGACGTCTTTGATTGTCGCCAATACCAATTTCTTTTTATTTCCGTCTATTTTTGTGAACAATCTATTTAGTCTGGATACTTCCTTTTCAATCCTTTTATTTTTCTCTATGTAGTTTGAAATGCTGTCAAATTCAGCTTCTCTTTTCTGCGCTTCCAGCTCATATTCTTTGTCATTGATCATCTTATACCACACCCCCCTTATGATCTCTTGTGTGTTCTTTGATGGGTTCACCTCGGTTAATTCCGGAAAAAATTTTAGCTGTCAGAAGGGGGGAGTATGGGATTTCCTTCGCTGTCAAACTGCAGTTCCACCAGTCCAGGAATCTCTTCGCCTTTCCCTTCTTTATTGTGGCAGATATGGCAATCATATTTCAGATTCCAAAAGTCAAGAGAGATATGAGGATCATTGATATTGTCCGGTGTCAGCTCTTCTTTGTGATGTACGATATATCCCGGGACTTGGCCGCAGCTCTCACACATGCCTCCGTCCATAGATTTTCTGTGCGCGATATATGCAGTCCGGCAGTCCCGCCATTGCTTGCTGTGATAGAATGCTTTTGCAAATTCTTTTGCCATATTTTTTCGCTTTTTAAAATCTCACCTGACCGCTGCCAGGTGAGTTGAAAGGGGAAAATGAAAAAGACCTGTCCCTTGCGGGAATCGGCGGCATCCGGAATTGAACCGGAACCCAGGGCGCTGCCTTGTCCACCTGCCATTGGTGGGATACCCCGTTACTTGCGCCGCTGGGGGAGAGCGGCGGCGCATGTGCCGTATGTCCTACGGCTGCAGCTTAGAGTGTATTATGCCGCCGACTTACCCCGGATACCAGGGACAATCAGCCACCGGGCTGTTACACCCGGCAGCCGTATCTTGAAAAGGAGGGTAACAAGATTTCTCTTCTGTATGATATAATCGTATCATACTCAACACGGAAAATGAGGCCATCTTTCACAGCTCTCCCAAGGCTTTTCCCACGTTTTCGATAAATCGGGCGGCTATCCGGCGCATCTGTCTTTCCGAATAACTTACGGTTGCCTGCATCCATATGTAAGGCATGTTCCGGCTTCTGTCTGACCAGAAGCGTGCTCTAATTACTTTCCTGTATTCTTCCGGGATCTGGGCATAAGCCTTCTCTACCGCTTCCGTCTCACGCCTGATCCTCTCCATTCGCGGAGTGTTCAGAGCCATAGCAATTCTTTCTTCTGGTTTCTCTGGGAGATTCCCGCTGCCCTGCCCTCCATTTTCAGGCTTGCTGTGCAGCAATCGTTCCAGTGCTGTTTCATATTCTGCTTTCTCGGCTGGGTATCTCCTAATCACCCGCTCTATGATTGCCCAGCTGTCACGCGGTATTTTATATCCCATCTGCATTTTCCTCCTTTCCTGATCTCCTGGAGATTACTCCGATACTGCTCCAGGCGTTCTCTGGTCATTTCCATCGGCTTCACCTCCCAATCAATTCCCTGCCCGGTCTATCTCTTCGAAACATTCTTTCAGTGTCCATTTTGGAACTTCGCACCACTCCATTGTATTAGGTTTTCCATCCTCCCGGTCCAGGTGTACGCTGCCTGGGCCTCCTTCAATCAAGTGCCCTCCCTCCCGCCAAATGCTTCCCGGATCAACAAATCTGTACCCTATCAGAAAGCCATCATCATCATAAGCCTCGAAACAGCACATCTTAGTGCAGCGGAACCTCTTTATTTTGCTCATCTACATTCCTCCTGTTCCATGCTACCTCCGCATCCTCCGCCTTTAAAAATACATTAGATTGCGTCTCACAGACTTTGCATATCACTACTGCGAACGGTCCCTTGTCTATTTGTATGAGTTTTGCTTTCCCTCCGCAAAACGGGCATGGTTTAAGTTTTATTTCGCTCATGTTTCATCCCTCCGGCAGATCAATATTGACAATGATAGCCTTAATCCACGGCAGCTCATTATATACTCTTTTCACTACGCCTCCCGGCTCCCGCCAGAAATCAACTCCACCCACGCAATCTTCCAGCACTCTTTCTCGTTCGTCGTCGTCATCATCCCGGAACCATATCCGGCTATTGCCCATTATGTATTCTCCGACATAGGCAGTTCCCCAGCTCCCGGCCCATCTCCCGTAGTCCTCACCTATGATCTCATAGTCTACCATAGGCAGTATGGGTAGATCAGGGTTTGCTTTTATCAGGTCAAACAGTTCATTTATTTTTTCATTCATTTTCATTTTCCTTTCTGCCTTACAGCACCATTTCCATCTGGCCGGCATCGTAATTCATCCACAATGTTTCCGTTCTCTTGATCCCCGCCTCTGCCTGCGTGCTTTTCTGCACCTTCCTCCATCCTGGCAGGAGATCGTTATATAGATCATTATCATATCCTGATAGCAGCACTTTTCCGGGATGTTCCCGGAGTGCCTCTAACAATTCCGCATGGTCCCGATCTTCCATTTCGCACCTGTACAGATTTCCTTTTCTGGTTCCATGCAGGTAAGGCGGATCGGCGTAAATGAATACATCCCGTGTGTTGTACCGCTTAATCAGTTCCGTTGCTGGGAGATTTTCGATCTGGGCATTTTTCAGCCGCTCGCCTGCAGCAAGAAGTCTTTCCGGCAGCCCTCTCCACCCTCTTGTGGTGCTTGGTCCGTTGCTCTGCTTGCAGCTTCGGAATCCGTTCCGGTATACATTACCGCTGCCAATTCCCATCCAGCACCTTACCGCGAATTTCCGCGCCCGCTCAACGTCTGATTCATCTTCTCCCGCCTCGAACGACTGATAATATTCGTCCCGGCTATATGGGGTCATTTCCAATTTTGAAATCAATTCTTCTGGCTTTTCCCTGACCACACGAAAGTAATTGACCACATTTCCGTCCAGATCATTGATGGTTTCTATCCTGGAAGGAGATTTATTGAAAAATACGGCCCCGCTGCCGAAATATGGTTCCAGGTATACCTCATGTGTCGGCATGTACCCGCATATCCAATCTGCTATGCGGTTTTTTGCCCCTGGGTATTTCAGAATACACTTCATTTTCCCTCTCCTTTTCAAATTCTCCCCGATGCCCCACCGGTGCCAGCGGCGTACCGGCATACCCCGGTCTCCTGCCCCAGTCCATTGCGTGCTGGCTGCAATGGGTTTCCATGTCATTCCGTTCAACTTCTTTTGCAATCAGTTGTTGAGTTATCCGAAAGGCCTTGCTTTTCTTGTCTCTCATCCCTGTTTCCTCTCTATTTCTGCAATCGCCCGAAATACCGGGTAAAATTGCTGCGGTACTACCGCATTTCCGAGGCATTTCAAGCGGTCAACTCTGTTTTTGATCCCCGTTGCGGTCCTGGGGATATCCGGTTCTGTGTCCCAGTAGCGGTTAATCAGGTAATCTCTGTCCAGCCTGGCGGGAAGCCCATCAACCACTCCACCCAATACGGATTCAGCTGCCCACCGTTCCCCTGGCTCATGCTCTTTCTCTCGGCTTCCGAAATCATGCCCCGTTCCTCCAGCTTTTTTAGCTGCTGATAATTCCCGGTCCCTCCGCACATTCCGGCTCCTGTTGTTGGTGTCGGAAACATTGCTATCTGGTCGTTGAGGTTCCGGCTCCTGTGTTCCTTGTCCTCCCATCTGCTCGCCTGACCGGTCCGGTAATCTCTGGCCTGTGGCGTTGCATATAACACTACCCCTTTCAGATTCCCTCTCTTCCGGTCGTGTTCCGCAGACTTGCTCCCCCTCCTCCCGGAGCCTTTGGAATCTGTCGCTTTGGGTGTTGGCCATATCTTGACCTGACCGCTCAGATTGGGTTCTCCCCGGCTGTTCACATACATTTCCCGGTTGGCGGCGTCTGATACTACTGGGGTTTTCCAGATCTTCGGCCCTTCCCATGCTTTCACTGTTTCTGGGTTTACCTGCTCCCGAAGATTCGCCGGCCGCTTCCGTCCCTTTCTGCTCCCGGTTGCTTGACGCTCCAATGCGTCCGGCGACCGCTGGGGAAGGTGATCCATTGTGTTCGGCGTAGCCCACAATCGCAACCCGGTATCTTCTGTGTCTGGCTCCGACAGCGCAAGCTGGAACAAGAAATGTCCTTGTCCGATATCCACAGGTTTCCAGCTCAGATAATATATCGGGGAGTGCCATTCGCACGATTCCAGCAACATTTTCTCCAACAATCCAAGTGGGCCTGAGTTCTTTGATAACCCTAACCATTTCCGGCCAGAGGTAGCGGTCGTCCTCCTTGCCTCTCTGCTTCCCGGCAACGGAAAAAGGCTGGCATGGGAATCCCCCTGAAATAACGTCAACTGTCCTTCTACCTGTTCGCTCATAGTAACTCTCTCCCGTCAATGTTCGTATGTCTTTCCAGCGCGGGACGTCCGGCCAGTGCTTTTCCAGCACCTTTGTGGGATATTCCGCCCACTCGCACTGCCCCACAGTTTTCATCCCCGCCCATTCCGCTGCCAGATCCAGGCCGCCGATCCCGGAAAACAGGGAAAGGTGTGTCAACTCACTCATTCTGCTTCTCCCTCCAAATATTCTTCTATTCTGTCCTTGCATTCCTTACCTGAGTTGCAGTTCTTCGCTGCCGGGCAGGATGCACACATGATAAGCTGTTTCAGGTATTCTGTCATTCTGGCTGGGCTGCTGGACATATCCTCATATACTGTCATGTCGCAGCCTCCTTACTGCTGCGGTCCATTCCACCGTGAACCATTCGATCCACTCCGGTTTGAGTTTTCCTATATGCTCCAAATTCAAAATATCTCTGACTTTTTTCTTTGTCACTCCCTCTTTTTCGGCAATTTCCTCTACGGTCATGCCTGATTTGTACATTTCCTGTATAATTCCGTCTCCTTCTATCATTGTTCTTCCTCCAAATAATTTCTTCCGAATTTTCCCATGAAAGCCGCGTGCCCATATAGGCTTTCATAGGCGCTCTGCCCGTCCTCCTGTAATATCCGCATGAGTTCCTGGTTGTTATGTACTGCCTCCGGGCCGTTGATATGATGATTCAGGCAGAGATATACCTTCAGCCCCTCTGCTTCCGAAATCTGCCGGCCGGGATTTCCGCCAAAAATATGATGTTCATGGACTACTGGGTGAATCCTGTAGTCCTGGTATAGTTTTATACAGAGGTAGCAGGTCCCGTTTTTCTCGTGCAGAATGCTTGGTTTGTGCTGCTTTCTCTTTTTCTTGTACTGTGGTTTTGGATACAGCATTTATTTCGTAATGTCCTTTCCGCCCAGGTATTCCAGTATTTCCTGGGCTTTTTCGCTTTTCATTTCGCAGACATAATAGGCCATTACATTATTTTTCCAGTAGAACCCTTTGTTTTCCCCCATGAGTGGACCCACTGCCGGGGTTTCCACTTCCTCGATGACCGAATTGTCTATAATGTCTATACAATATCGGTCTATCATATGGAGTTTTCCGTTTTCCGGGTCCTTGATTAGTTTCGCCTCTGCTGGCAGGTGCAGAGATGCGCAGGTCTCTTTGAGGGATTTTGTGCATTTTTCCGCTTCTTCCATGGCATTATAGATTTCATGCCACGGGACCTCATACTGATTCCCGGCTTTGGTGGCGCTCAAGACTTCGCCCGGCCCTGGTATTTCCCCGGTCAACTCGATGATTGCACCCAATTCTTTTTTGGGGATCATGTCTTTTTGAATCCATATCACCCAATAGTCCCCTGCCAGGTAGATTCCTGTTCCGTCATTTCCCACTTTGAGGCCATATGCTTTATAGGCCTCTTTGATTAATTTTTTAAATCCATTTGTTTTTAAGAACATAATTTTCTCCTTTCCATTTCTGACAGCAGCCAGTCATAATAGGCGTGGCGGCCGGCGTCTGCAAATAATAGATGTGTCTGGGCCATCTTCCAGAGCTGTTCCCATTCCTCCCGGTTGGCAACCGGTGTTCCCTTTGCGGTAAGGAATCCTTCTGCCGCCCAATGTTCTAAGTTCCGTTCGATCATTCCCACCACAAAATCATTCGCCGTGTGAACATGTACTTCACAGGGCTGGTTCAGGCGGTTCATGGCTTCTATGATCCCCCGGAGAATGACACGGTTATATGTCCCGCAGAATCTCCCGAACCCTTCCCGCGTCCGCAGGTCTCCGGCTGCTGTCCGGCATTCCAGCACATAACCGTATTGCTTATTCGTCGGGCGGGGAGAGATATTGTCTGTTTCGACGTAGATATGTACTTCATACATTTTTTCAATCCCTCCTGTGCCTGAGCAGAGAATAGATCCTGTATTGATATCCTGTTACCGGGTTGATCCCCTCTCGGAGGGAATCTTGATCCAGATAATACCCGACCGGGATGCGTATTTTTTTCCAGTGTTTCCAGGAAAGATAGACCTTTTCTTCTGGTTCCGGGATCGGGAGATTTCGGGAGGCGGAATAGCTGCTTTCCCTCAATCGTGGATCAGTTTTGGGGGTTTTCGTGATGTAAGCCGCCAGGCGGGAAAATTCCCCCTTCTCATACAGGAGTTCGTTGACCACTTTCCCCCAGACCCATGCGCGGGACAGGATCAGGTCTGTATCCGGTATCCGGTTGAGAACTATGTGGATATGCCAGCCGTTTTTTGTTCCAACCTCAATGTTTCTGATCCATTTCAGTTCATGTCCGCGTTTTTTGTACTCTTTGCGGACTTCCCGGATGAATTTTTTGAAATGGTCTTTTGCTGTTTCCATGTCTGGCGGCCGGGCATCCCGTCTGTATGTGAGGTCTGTGAAATAATCGTTTGCCCGGAAATGCGCCCGCAGCTTCCTTCTGGCCATTTTTTCTCTGTTATACTGGTTCCGGCGTTCTATCTGTTCCGGCGTGGGCTTCGCCCTCTTTAACCTCTTCTGACCCGGCGCGCCGTATCTCCCTGTATGGTATTCCTCGACTTCTATTGCATTTTGAAATTTATAGGTTTTTTTCTTGTATGCCATGTCTCCGGTCCTATCTTTAATATCTTTATCAAGTTTTCAAAAACGGCTGAAACTGCCGTTTTGCTTGACTTTCTGACCCGGAAATGGTATACTAATTACGTGGGAGCCTGGATTATTTCCGGGTTGGGCCGGTACTTGAGATACCGGCCTTTTTTATTGTCCAAATTACTTTTTCCCGCGCAATAGCTTCAGCTCCATGATTTCGCGCGGCGTCAGGCCCGTATCTTCGTAGCGTCCCAGAAGATCGACCACTGTTCCAAAAATGCAGGAATTGTTATGGAAATTTTTGATACTGATTTCCTGCCCGCTGTTGATCGGGCATCTGTAGTGCCCTTCGGCAAGTCCAGGATTCTCCCTTGTCATTCTTTCCATGTGGTTTTTTCTCCTTTTTCGAGAATATTCTATTGACTTTTCTTTTGTCTGGGGTATAATAAAGACGTTCAGAAATTTCTTTATCTGCCCGGCCGCTTTTTAATACTCCTTTGCGGCCGGGTGTTGACATTTCCCGGGAATCCGGTTATGATTAGATTGTGTATTTTTTTATGTTTCTGAACCGTCTGGGGTTGCCGCCTCAGCGGTTCTTTTCGTTTCTGGAATTTCGCGGTTCCAGCAGGCTTCGCAATCTAACTCCCAGCAGGTAGCAATGGATTCTTCTGGTGTTTCATACCCATAGTTATCTGGACATCCCACCGCGTCTTCTCCATCCATTCGATCAGGATGCTCCTGTTCCAGTTTTTCTTTGAATGTCATACCGCAACTCCTTTCTGGATTTTTTCTTTTATTTTTTTGATTTTTCTGGAAAGAACAGGCTGACTGCAGCCATATTGTTGCGCCAGTATCTCCTGTCTTGTGCCGTGTATGTAATACTGCAGGATCAGTTCCCTGTCCTGCCTGTTCATTGTGTTCAAAATCTGTTCTGCAAAAAGATGATCTTCTATTGCTTCGAATCCTGATTCATAATCCGGCAGCGTGTCGATCTTCCGCAGCTTGTCCCCGTCCTGCTCTTGTATCGGGGCGTCATAGCTCATTACGCTGCACTGACGTTTTTCCCTGCGCAGGTACATTAATATTTCATTCTGGATTACCGGGCAAGCGTAGGAAGAAAACTGTATTCCCTTCCTGTTATCAAAGGACTGGCTTGCTATAACCAGTCCTAAATATGCCGTGCCCTGTAATTCTTCATATTCAATTCCGGTATTTTTGAACCTGTGGGCTACCATGTTTGCAAGTCCCAGGTGTTCCTCCGCTCTTATCATTAGCTCTCTCCCTGTTCCAGGTTATATTCTGCCCAGAGTTCAAGCCGTATTTCTGGGCTTAATTTTCGGTACGCTTTCCTGCAGTCACTATATGTATGGTGCAGTCCTTTTCTCATTAGCCATATGTAGAAATTCATGCTTTCTCCTTTCTGTGATTCTCCGGTGCTTCAGGTTCCATTTCCTTGCCTTCCGGCATCGTATTGCCTGTTTTTTATCTGCCGTCATGGGGCAGTATTTCAGTTCTTTTTCCTCCATGTCAGTTCCTCCTAAGATTCTAAAACCGTTATTGATTTTCTTGCCTTCTTGCCCTATAATCACTGTACAGGCCCCGCCAGGCCAAGTGCGAAAGAAAGGAGGCCTAAAGTATGTTTGATATTCTCTTTGAGTATTTTGATGGAACTAATTATATTTGCAAAGATGTTAAAAAGATTGTGATTCCTACTCAATCTGGAAAAGTTAGCATCCAGGGAGACGAAATCCTGCAGTATCAATTCAGAATCCATTCTGAAATTTATCTTTACTCTGATTCCAGATGCTATACTGTTTCTTGTTCCAATCTAAAAGCGCTTGAAGTCTTGAAGAAATAATTATTGGTCTCTAACCTCTATGATGATTTCCGCATGGGGGTTAGATTCTTTTATTTTCAAAATAAATGGTAAATCTTCCTTCATGTGCACAAAACTCTTATAATAAAAAAATATTTTTATTTCCATTTTGTCCTCCTTCTTTAGCTGGCCGCCCGCTCTGATTCTTCGGGCTGATCTTTTCTGGTTACGGTCACGGAAATTCTTACATTTTCCCGTTTTGACAGGATCGCCGCAAGCGCGGTGTAAAATGCCTGAACGTCAAATGTTCCGTGTACTTCTACTCCGTCTTTCATAGTTCATCCCCCTTATCCCGCTTTTCTGGTGTCCGTGGAACTTATAAGTTCCTGGAACTTCATGCCGTGAATGAATATTTGCATTTCTTTTTCCTTCTGGCTGTTCACGGATTTCAGCAGTTCAAGCATTTCCTCCGCCTCTGGCTTATTTTCCTTCGGTATGATGGTTTCCATTTCTTTCATATGCTCTCCTTTCTGCACTGTCTTACAGTGCGTATCTTCTGGGCCTATTCCCATATGGCGCTGGGAGGGATTCGAACCCTCCCCGCATATGTTCTGCTGCATCCCGCGCGCCTCAGCTGTTGTAGAATCTTATCATTCCATTTTCGTATTCGTATTGCCACCCGCAAACGTCGAATCTTATATAATTCCAATCGCTTGCGTTATATTGCGGGTCTCTGTGGTATGTATGCCATTTTTTCAGGCGTCCTTCCTCTATGTAATAATCTGATACTTCATGGACGATTTTTACCTTCAGCGGATCGAACCCTAATACTTGTCCGATATACAGTCTTGCGTCCGCGTCTGTCATGTGCTCTGTATCACACATATTTGCAAGTTTCTGATATCGTTCCTGGTTCATGTTCGTTCCTGTGTCTTTGGCAAGTTCTCTTTCTACTTCGTATTTCCGGCTTTCTGGATATTTTGTTGACCAGAACTCTGTTACTTCGTTCCATGTCACTTCCCAGAAGTTATTGCCATCTTCGCAGCAGATTACTTTGTGAAATCTTTCATATTCATCTGTGCTGGTGTATTCTTTGCATTCTCCACCCGCCATGATTTCTTTTTTGGCTTCTGTGTATTCCTGAAATGTTGCTTTCTTCATGTTCTTTTCCTCCTGTATGGTTTCATAAATAGCGTTTTTGGTTTCCGTTTAGCATTCTGTGTTCTTATATGTCTAATATATAGCATTCTATGTTCAAAGTCAAGTCTTTTTTTAAATTTCTATTGACTTTTTTAACATTAAACGTTATTCTATTCTTATGGGAAGAAAGTGAGGTGATTAAATTGACCATTAATGAACGCATTAAATTTTTTAGAAAAGAGATTCTGCATTTTAATCAGAGGCAGCTTGCGAATGAGTTGGGAATGGCTCAGACCGGTATAAGCGGCCTTGAGCAGAACGGCAGAACCGTCACAGATCTATTTATAAATACATTATGCCTTAAATACAATTTGAGTGAGGCATGGTTGCGTGACGGAATAGAGCCTATGTATATGGAGGCTCCCACGTTCAGTCTTGACCAATTTGCCAGGGAGCGTGGGGCGTCCGAACTGGAATTACAGATTTTGAAAGCTTATTTTTCGCTGGACCCTGATATAAGGAAAGCTGTTATTGAGCATTTTAGGTCTCAGTTCGCAACAGTTAAGCCACATGATTTTTCTGATATTCCAGATACGCCGGAGGAATTTGAGAAAATGTATCCTCCGATTGAGGACGATGAGGAAAAGTACGGCGGTGAGGACCATAGAATTGCTGCTGGGTGAACACCCGGCCTGACTTGTTCGACTATCTAAACAAAATGAGTTGCATAGTTCCGATAAAGTTTGTATTTATGTAAACGATGCTCTGCGCTGCATAAATCACAGCATATACGTCGGTGCGAATCATTTTTACGCTTTTTCTTTTCAT